CTTCGAGGTGATGAGATGAAAGTCCGAGCTTACAAGATGGACGTTCGCCAAATTGGAGACACCGGGACTTTCACGGGATATGCCTCGGTGTTTGGAAACGTTGACTGGTATGGAACGGTCGTGGACAAGGGCGCGTTTGCCAAGACGATCGGTGACAACGACGGCATTTTCCCGATGCTTTACTTCCATGATCCCGTTCGGCCTATCGGCATGTTGAAGGCGCGAGAGGACGGGAAAGGGCTTCTCGTCGATGGGGAGATTGATCTAGGCATCTCTGACGGCGTTCTTGCCTATCGCGGATTGAAGGGCGGATACATCGACCGTATGTCGATTGGGTTTGATGTTGTAACTGAAGAAACCAAGGATGACATCCCCCACTTTCGAGAGATCCGTCTGTGGGAAGCGTCTCTGATTACGCGCAACTTTGCTGCCAACCCTGAAGCACTTGTGACGGATGTCCGTGCTGCCTGCGCTGGTTTACAGCGCGTCAACACGGCGATCCGTGTTGGATCGACTGAAGAGTTAAGGGCGGCAATGGCTGAGCTTCGTGAGCTATTGGGGCCGCAAGAAGAGGAACCGAACGTCATTGAACAGTTCCGATCTGAGATGACGGAGCGAATGAATGAACTTACCGCACTGCTCACACGAGAGGGGCCGCCAGAGAGCACCCCGGACGATGAGCAGCCGCCAGAAGGTGAAGGGCCGCAGATGCACCCCGATCCGCTAGACGAGATGCGCCAATTGAGGGCGCGTCTGCAAAAAACACTGAGAGGTGAGGGGAATGCCTAAAGAAAGCATTGCACAAGTTCAGAAAGAATTTGTCCCCGTGATGGAGGAGCTAAACCTTCGAGTGAAGGAGCTTCGAGATCTTCAGGGGCAGTTGGAAGAGGAGAAGAAGACCTACGGCGATGGCTTGGCGGAGACGCGAGCTTCCATCGAAGGGATTTCTGGCGAGATCACAAAGCTACAGGAAGAGCAGCGCAAGTTGAATGAGAGCTTCAACATGCCGCGCATGACGACCGAAGAGGCCGACAAGATCGACCAAGACGTGCGAGCGAAAGCGTTCTGTAAGTTCCTTCGCTTCGCTGGTGCTGGCGGCGAGAAGCTGACTGCGGAAGAGAGAGCGGCTCTCTACCCAGACGGACAACGCTATTCACTGGCTCCGTCTGATGGTCGCGGTGCATGGCAGGACAAGACGCCTGAACAGGCACGCGCACTCGTTGAAGACGCAACGGGCAAGATCCTTGCGCCTGAAGCATTCGATACGTCGATCATCCGTGCTGCTGCTGAAGTCTCCATCATGCGGGGGCTGGCAACGGTGCGCCCTGTTGGTTCTCATACCGAGAAGTATCGAAAGATCACCGAGTTCTCTGTCGATTGTGGTCAGCCACTCGAATTGGGCGGATCTGCAACCGAGTCGAACGTTACGCCAACCGAGCACTACCAGTATGTAGAAGACTGGAACGGGCTTGCGTGGTTCGGTGTTGACGAGCTAGAGGATTCTGATGTCGATCTGCTTGGTTTCATGCGCGATTCGTTCGCCCGAGCCAAAGCCGACAAGGAAGACTACTACTACATCGAGAACGGGGCAGGCCATGCGACCTACTACCAGCCTGAGAAGTTGAACGACGATTCGACGATCACAGCAATCACGGCTGCATCGACAACCATCTGCTTCGATGATCTTCAGGACTTGATGTATGGCTACGACAGCGGAAGCTCGACCCCGCTGAACCCCGTCTATCAGCGCAACGCGACATTCATCATGCACCCGTTCACCGAACTGGCAGTGATGAAACTGCGTGACGAGTCAGGAGGAGCTTCCACGGGTCAATATCTGTGGCAGCCTGCTATAGCTGCTGGAGTTCCGAACACGATTCGCGGACATGCCGTGAAGACATCCACGGACATGCCAGTGGTTGCCGGTGGCGCGAACGCTGTCATCTTCGGAGACATCCGCTCGACGTATCGAATCCTCGATCGGCGTGGACTGACAATGCAGGTCTTGAAGGAACTCAAGGCGCTTTCCGGGCAAGTTGGATTCCTGTTCACGTGGCGAAACACGGGCGGAATTATCCGATCAGAAGCCAGCCGAATTCTCACGATGAACACCTAGGGGGATGACATGAAGAAACTACTTGTACTTTTGATGGTTGGGTTGCTCTCCGTGGTAGCCTTCGCTGACATCCAAACGGGGTACGACCCTACAGATGACGGCGATAAGCTCCGCTTCGGAGATGGCAACGAACTTGTGTTTGGCGGCGTGGCTTCCTTCCGCTGGGAAGACGGCGACGCAAACGCCATGTGTCTCTTGCTGGATCTTCCGGCGGGGGGATCGGTTGACGTTCCTGCTTTTGTTGCTGGTATTGATGTTGACGATGAAGACCTGGGGCTATTCAACGGCAAGACGGCTCCTGGAATTTACATCCTCGACACTGACGGCGATTCCTATGTCGGGCTGACGTGGGTATCAGATGACAACCCGGAGATCGAGGTCGGCGGCAATGCTGCAACGATTACGATCCCTGGTGTCTCTGGCTACACGATCACCGACGACACAGACTTTGGATTTGGCACGAGCGATCCTGTCACTTTCGAGTGGACGAGCGCCGATGCAAACGCCATGTGTCTGATTCTCGATATGCCCGCAGGTGGGGCAACGGACGTTCCTGGGTTTGGGCTTGTTACGACGGACGCTGACTTTGGCTACTTCAACGGTTATACCGCGCCGTTCTTCTTCATCGAAGACGATGACGGCGACACGGCGATCTCTTTGGAGTGGGCCACTGATGACGTGCCTTCGTTCAACGTGCTTGGCGCAGGGACCTATTTCCGGTTCGTTGATACCGTGACGTTCGGTGTAGATGACACAGACGTTGATGTTCAGTGGTTCGGGGAAACGTCAGGTGACTCGGTGCTTTTCGACGGGTCCGAAGACGACGTGACGTTTGAAGACATCACCCTCGAGCTCATGGACGATACTGTTCTGGCCTTTGGCGACGCTGCTGATGCAACGATCCAATACGACGAGAACGGCGACGATGATCTCCAGATTACCGGGACCGTTGGATTCGATGGCAACGTGAACTTCGGCGCAAGCGGCGGCGGCGTTGACGTGTATCAATACGGCGTGACATCTGGCGACTTCGTGATGCTCGATGCGTCTGGTAACGAACTCATCGTTGAAGACATCAAGGTCAACATCATGGATGACACTACGCTTACCTTCGGCGATGGAGACGACTTCACCATCGACTATGACGAGGGCGACAACGACAACCTCGTTATCACGTCCAGCGCGACGGCTGCGGCTGCAATCGGCGACCCGCTTGTCGCAATCATTCTCGATGATGGTGGATCTGGCATGACGGCGAATCAGGAAGTGTTTGGTGTGGCCCGTGGTTCTGCTGGCGCAACGGATCTTCTTCAGTTAGACGAAGACGGCGACTTGACCATTGCAGGAACCGCGACGTTCAGCACGGGGCAGACGCGCAAGGTGCGCTGGGACCCCAAGGACGTTGAGCTTGACGGAAGCAGCCCGGCATCTCTGGCGGACATCGGCACAGACGGACAGTGCAACATCTCGTCTCTTGTATTTGACGCAGACGGCGGTGTCACTGGCGACGATCTCTGTTACATCACCTGGCATGTTCCTGATGGGTATGTTGTGGACTCGGCGCGGCTAAACGTTGCATACATGATTTCTGATGCGCTTGACGCGTCGGATGAGGCGCAGTTCGACTTCGCGGTCAATGCTGTGGCCCCCGGTGAGGTACTTGACGCGGCTGGAACGGCTCTGGCCGACCAATCGACGGTTATCTCAGACGCTTCGTCAGACAACGGAAAGCTCCACGTAACTCAATATAACATCGAAGTAGAGGACATTGCAGTTGACGACCTTGTGACGATCGAGATTGCAGTAGATGAAAGCGCAAGCGCGGTCGATGCAGGGACATTCAACGTTCTCTATCTTGAGATCGAATACGAGTCCACGGAGTAGACATGAGAGTCCGACTTTTGCGTGACTGCTACGACGGAAAGAAAGGCGAAACCCTGGACCTCGACGAGCGTACTGCGTTCGCCTGGGTCCAAGGGGAGATCGCTGAGTTTGTTGACGCAGTAACCACGACTGAGAAGAGGGCGAAAGCTGCACCCCTGAACAGGGTGAAGAAAGCCCCAAGCAATCGGGCTAAGAAGACGCTCAAGACAGAGGAGTAGTTATGGGCGCTGTTGCGACGAACCTTTTGTGGGCCAGCTTAAAGACGACAGTAAGAGAATACTGCAACGTCGATGGTACGGACTTCGATACGGTGCTTGAGGCGCTGTTCGATTCTGCTGTTGCGGATGCAGACGCATACCTCAACAACCCCTTCGAGGAGCTTAGGCCAACGATTGTCGTATCAAATGTGGTTGCAGGGGATACCGTGACCATCGGGCTTGGTGAAGTCAAGGTTCCTAGCGGGATTCAACGGCCAGAGCGGTTCTACTACGCCGGATCGGATGGATCGCTGGGCCTTACTGGTGGCGATGCGCTGACCTATACGGCAGCCGCCGCCAAAGACGAAGACGCCTTAGAGTTCGCCGTCGGTGAAACGGATACAGCAACAGCGGACAACCTTTGCGAACTAATCAACTCGACCACGCTTGGCGGCTCCTATGGAGCCGTCGGCGTGCCGGGTGTGGAAGCAACAAATACAGATGGAACGATCACGCTAACGAAACGGTATCCGAGCGCTGGCGACATCTATGTGGTCAGTTCAGACGAAGACACGCTAATGGTGAGACAGGTGCGGACGTCGCTGGATATTCCCAAGCCGATCTATCACTGGGTCTATCAGCACGTCTACCGGAACTTCAAGAACCCAGGGGCGGTGATCCAAGACTCTGTTGCTGGTATTGGGACAAAGATGTGGCTTGGTCTGAAGTCTGAGGATCAAGGCATGGGCATCAACTATTCGCTGATCTCCAAGTGGCGATTGGAGCCAGGTATCTGATGGACCGTATACGGATTGAGACACTAACGAGAACACGTTCTGCGACGAACCCTAACGGCACGATAACCGTTGCTTCGACCGACACGCGCTATTGCACGGTGGTCCCGATCTCACCCGCTCAGGCGGTGCAGAGATACGATTGCGAGCTCGACGGCAAGGTTCTCTACGAGCTGCGATTCCACGGACGCCCGACGGCCAGTTTGAAGTCATCGCGCTTCGTGAACACGACCAACGGCAGCCCGAGCTATCTGAAGTATTACGAGCCAAAGTCAAGCCCGGTCAACCTTGGCGGCAAGGCTGGATATACGGTGCTTTTGGTGGAAGAAACGGGGGAGGTGGCCAGTGCCTAAGACAAATGCAGGTGGTTACACGTTTGTGTCGAATGTTCCATCAGTCATTGTTGCCATTGAGGGCGCTTCGCTTAAAGGGATTAAGAAAGCAACGCAGCATGTAAATAACAAAATTAAGCAAAACCTCTCGAATGCCAGCAAGAGAACGGGAAAGAAGTACAAGGTTCCAGGGACGGGGACGGAGTTCACCAATGCGAGCGGAAATAAGCAGACACGAAAAGGTACAGGCGTGTATTACACAGCGTCAGCCCCCGGAGAGTTTCCGGCCCTGCGGCTCGGGGATCTACGCAGTAGTGTGCATTGGAAGATTCATAACGACTCAGGAATTGTCTATACAAAGTTGAAGCACGGGGCAATTCTCGAAGACCCAAAGGACAAGCGCACCGAAGCCGAGGGAACGCGGAAATGGATGAAGCGCACGTTTGATGAGGAAGACACCATGATTAAAGAAATCCTCTACGGTGCTGGTAATCCGGCATCAAGGAAGTGGTTCTAGTGGCAGCCGTCGAGACAGGGCAAGCAATCATCACTGCGCTGTATACGCGCCTCACGGGGGACACAACCCTCAAGAGCGTGCTCGGCGCGACGTTTGGCTGTTACCGGGTGATGGCTCCTGTCGATCCTGATCTGCCTTACTTCGTTCATCGGCTCGACATGCGCGGGGATCTGCTTCACGGAACGCATACCTATCTGTTGGACCTGTGGTACTACGGCGCTGACTCGGCAACCGTCGATTCGGCGATTGATCGGATAAAGATTCTGCTTCACGCGTGGCGTTTCAAAACCGCCTCAGACGAAGCTCAAGGCGTATTGGAATGGTTCTCGGGTGGATATATCCCAACGGACGCGGCAGATGTTTGGCACTACGCGACGCAGTGGGTCATCCGCTATGAGGCGGCAAGGGACATCACAAACATAGTTGTGGGGTGATTTAGATGGCAAGTGCATTGCAGACGGGGATTAGCGCGGCAGCAATCAATCGGTATCTACGAGGGCCGGGGAAGGTCTACAAGAACTTCACGGACGTTGACTCGCCGGGGACGTTGCTTGGTGAGACCAAGGGCGGCTCAGAGTTCGATTGGGGTTTGACCTTCCACGACGTTGAGCCTGACGGCGCGATGGGGTTGATCGAGGGTCATCGGTTCATTGCTAGATGCGAGCCTACGCTGAAGGTCAACCTGCTTGAACACACGACGAACACATGGCTGGGCGGGCATCTTCCGGGCGCTGACTCAGCGGACGAAACGCCGACGAAGCAGGTCGAATA